AAAAATAATATAAACCAAAAAACCGAAAGGCACTTATGTCAAGAATAAGACTAAATTCCGAGTATCGTAATAAGATTGCAAATCGTATGCGTGTACATCTGGAACAAGAGGACACACAAGAAAAACAAAAGTATGATGAGTTGAAAGGACAACAGATTGACCTTAATGATAAAGCATGGTCAGTTGCTGAAAAAATTGTCAGACGACATTATACTGATGATGATGTTGAGAAAGCATACTACTTACAAAATAAATTTGAAAATGTAAGTACGATTGCAAAAGACAGTTGTTTTCATTTTCATTATATGGGCGAGAAAGAGGAACGAGATTATGATAACAATGTTAAAATTGTTGAGGCAACCATTGAGAAACATTTTGATTTTAAATTAAATGGCTCAATAGATACTGACAACAATGATAGCGACCATTACCACCATGACAATAGTTATGGTTATGCTTTGTTTCGTGATGAGTTAAAAGCACAAGATGATTGCAACCCAGATATTTTGATTGAACAAGAGGGTAAAAATGATAACCCACATAAAACAAAATATTGTGATAATAACAATAAATATCTCGGCGATAAAAGTAGTGGCTATGGCAAACAATGGAATGAAAAATATCAATTAGATTTAATTGGTAGAGATTATTGTAGAGATAGGTCTATTGCTTGTACTGAACAAGAGTTTAATTTTTTAATTTCTTGGAAACAGGCAAAAGGTCAATTTGTTATTGCTCATCAAAAATGGATACAATCTGTTTTAGACCAAATGAAAGAAATTAAAATTGGTCTTAAAGGTTATAAATATTTAGACGAGGCTTTGGAACTTTGTTCCGAGTTAGGTCTAAATATTACTGACCACGAAATAATCAGAACTAATAGTACAGGGCTAGTTATTTATAATCCGAAAAATCTTGCTGAAAGAGTTAAAAGCATGAAAAATAAGAATGTAGATAGACAAGCCAAAATTAAGGCAAGACTATTATACGAGCAACAACAAAGAGAAAATAGTTTAAATTAACTATTGCAATTCTGGGGTATTCCTGTAATATCCCAGAAACAAATCAACAGGGCAAATGCCCAGAAAGGCAAAAGATGACGAAAGCAACAAATGACGCAAGTAGTATATCTGATACTAAAGATAGTATTATCAGTAAATTGATAGACCTATCAGAAAAACAAAATGATTTAATCTTTGCAACGAGAAAAAGATTATTTCAATTAGAAAGAACACAGAATAGAGATTGTAAATTTTTATTAGCCATGATTGGTGCTATGTGTGTTGTTTCTATTTTAATGTATGTTCAGTTTGGAGGTTTCACATGGTAAATGGCGAAACTTTTCAAATTTCTTACTATGCTAAAAAGCATAGTAAGTTTATTACTAGGAATGGTAAATGGGACGACAAATGTAAATATTGGTTTTCCAAAAGTTTAAAACCATTAATTACTTATTTTGATATTGACGCAAATAATTATAGAACAGCAAGTGGTAGTTATTGGATTAAAAGAGGGGGTACTCATGGCGACTCATAATTGGTGTCATAACCCAAAGTGTCATACTTATAAAACTACTGACAGGGTTCGTGGTTCTGGAAACAATAAAGTTTTAAGAACTAGAAAAGTAAAAATAAACACAGGAAATTATGCTTGGTATAATTCTATTTTTGATTACTTTTGCAATCAAGGTTGTTTAATGGCTTTCTTATCTCAATTTGTAAATGAGGTAGTTGCGATTAATCCTGTTCATGAACCGAGTGAAACACCAATCAAAGTAGAAAAAGAAAAAGTACAAACACGTCGATTTGATTGGAGTAGGCAAGAGTTTTACAAAGACACTTTAACAAGAACTAAAATAATAGGAGAAAGACATGAGTAAAAAACCAGAAGTAGATTATGATAGTGATGTTGGTTATCCTTATCACTTACAACCAGACATAATTAAAATGGCTTTGTTCATTCACAATGCAAAAGACGACACAGAAAAAATGGAACGTGTTGAGTTTGGATTAAGTAAGTTTGATTATAAATTTATGGCACACGTAATGGCTATGTTAATGTTGCCATACTTAATGGAACAGGGAATGAAATCAAATGATTACAAAGATTATATGGAACAGAAACATAAGAAGTTTAACTAACCCATAAAATCCCATAAGGGTATGCAAGAACAACAATGCAGTTTTTGCATACCCCTAAAATTTTATTATGAGGAGACCGGGCGGGCCCACCCGAAGAGGTACCAGGCCCAGGCAACATGGCAATCGCAAAACAAAAACCCGACACCCCCTAAAATAAAAAGGGATCCTAAGTCATGACTAAAGTTGAAGATTTAGACGGTTATGCTATAAGTTTTGAAAACATATTGAAGATATGCCAAACGAAAAAATTTTAGAAAAAAAATATGAAGGTTTGACACAGGAAGAAAGTGCTAAACTAATCGAACTTGAACGAAGCGTAGCGTTAGACGAAGCTCGTCCAAATATTACAAAAAATTTTTTAAGTTTTGTTAAGTATGTGTGGCCTGAATTTATAGAGGGGTCCCACCATAA